CGGTGAGTAGTTTTCAAGAGGCAATTCTCAAGGCGGAATACCAAGGGGAGCAAGTCGAAATTGACAAGCCTCGTCGCCTGTCCGGAGGCAATAAGAAATTTGAAGTTTTTGTTATGGTTGGTGATGTTGCACCCCATGACCTTCGTGAGATTGCTGGCTTCCTGCGTAATCTTAATGGTGCTAATATTGATGTCAGTAATCATCCTGAGACTGTCCGTGATCTTATGGATATTGCTGAACTTGAGTATGACCCTGAATTGGGTATCCAACAAAACATACAGGAAACTGAATAATGGCTACACTTAACGACCGTGTATTCGACAACGGCTTGACCGTTCTTGACACCGAAGCGAATAAAATCATCATCACCTCGCAAGAGGCTACCACATACACTGAGGCCAATGCAACATACGCGCTCGGCAACAGCATATCGCTTTCCATCGGCGCACCACAAGATCGCTCTGGTGGGGGGCGTGAGGTTGTGGTTGCAGCTATCACTGATGGCTCGGTCACTGGCACTGGCACCGCCACGCACTACGCGATTGTGGACACCGTGAACAGCCGCCTGCTGGCCACCGGCTCACTTACCGCTTCGCAGTCTGTGACTTCGGGCAACACCTTCACTCTCTCGTCTGTCGCAATCGGTATCCCAGACCCGGCATAAGCTGACCCACGAAAACGACAACACTGGCACAGGTGAACTATGACCAAACTCGTCAACCGCGCAAAAATGACCACGGCCACCACTGGCACAGGGACACTCACCCTTGGGTCGGCGGTTGACGGCTATCAGACCTTTGCTGCCGCTGGTGTCGTAAACTCAGATGTGGTGCGCTACGTCATTGAGGACGGCACCGAATGGGAGATCGGCTCAGGCACCTATTCCGGCGGGACGTTGACACGATCTGCAAGTGAAAGCAGCAATGCAGGTTCGCCCATCAGCCTCTCGGGTGATGCTGTCGTTTATGTGTCGGCTGTGGAGGCGGATTTTCGTGAAGAGCGCCTCGGCACTGTCACCGGAAACGCTACCCTCGACTTGACCACTGGGACCGTTTTTGAACACACTCCAAGCTCCGACACTACTTTTGTGTTTAGCAACCCGCCTGCTAGTGGAACTGCTTATGGTATAACGCTGAAGGTGACAGGTGCTGGTGTGCCTGTTGGGTATGACTTGAGTAATGCTGAACCTCCTGCTTATGGTAGCTTCAGTGTGGCTGCTCAAGAAAGTAACCCATCAGACCTATTCTTCAAACCTGACGGCACAAAGATGTATGTTGTTGGGTACAGCGGTGATGATGTAAACGAATATGACTTAAGTGCGGCTTGGGATATAACTACTGCTTCTTACCTTCAGAACTTCAGTGTGGCTGCTCAAGAAAGTGTCCCAACAGGTCTATTCTTCAAGCCCGATGGCCTAAAGATGTATGTTATTGGGGCCAGTAGTGATGGTGTAAACGAATATGACTTGAACACAGCTTGGGATGTCTCTACAGCGTCCTACCTTCAGAACTTCAGTGTGTCTGCTCAAGAAAGTAGCCCAACAGGTCTATTCTTCAAACCTGACGGCACAAAGATGTATGTTCCTGGGAATACTGGAGATGATGTAAACGAGTATGACTTGGGTACAGCTTGGGATGTCTCTACAGCGTCCTACCTCCAGAACTTCAGTGTGTCTGCTCAAGAAAGTAGCCCAACAGGTCTATTCTTTAAGCCCGATGGGACTAAAATGTATGTTATTGGGAATATTGGAGATGCTGTAAACGAATATGACTTGAGTACAGCTTGGGATGTTTCAACTGCTTCTTATGCCCAAAACTTTAGCGTGTCTGCTCAAGAAACAAGCCCTCAGGGCCTATTCTTTAAGCCCGATGGGACTAAAATGTATGTTATTGGGAATATTGGAGATGCCGTCTGGACATACACCACGAACGTTGTCACCGAGGCCACCTTCACCTACCCAGCATCCGTAGTCTGGCCTTCTGGAACAATTCCCTCTTCCCCTGCAAATGGAGAGACAGACATCCTCACTTTCCTGACTATTGACGGTGGCACCACATACTATGGTGTTCAGTCTGGCGATGATTTTTCGTAAGAAAGGTTTCCAAATGTACGTCAAAATAACAAACGACCAGCCCGTAGAGTTTCCCTACACAATCGGGCAATTCCGTCGTGATAATCCGCACACCAGCTTCCCCAAAAACATCCCCGACACTATGCTTCGTCGGCACTTGGTGCATCCTGTTGTTGAACTTTCTAAACCTCATCACGATCCGCTAGTCCAAGACCTTGTTATGGACGAGATGCCTCATAGAGAAATCTTATGGTATCGCACCGAAGAAGATGCCACTGACCCTATTACTGGTGAGATTGATCAAGATCAGGTTGGAAAACCTATCCACGGAAATCGTTGGATGATCGGCTATACCGTAGTCAACAAGCCACAAGATCAGGCCGAAGAAGCTATCCGATCTAAGCGCAACGATTTTATCGCAGAAACCGACTGGATGGCCCTTAGCGACAACACAATGACGCAAGGATGGGCCGACTACCGCCAAGCCCTGCGTGATATAACTGCCCAAGAGGGCTTCCCCTACTCGGTCGAGTGGCCGACAAAGCCGGAGTAACAGATGCTTGGCTTCGCCCCATTAGCTTCTGTGCCCCTAGCGGATGATGGGGCGGCTGTCGTCTATGAATTGGTCGGTGATAACATTACTGCGGGTAATCCTGTTCTTGGTGCGTCTGATGTTGCTCAAGGGCATGGCCTCACGCTTGATGCCATCACGACAGGATTGCCAATCGTTCCGTTGTCAACGGTTGTTCAGGGCCACCTACTATCGGCAAATAGTATTACAACTGGTCAACCTGTAGTACCAGCTATCAGTGCTTCTGAGGAAGAGACTTTCTCTGCTGACCCAATCACTGCTGGACAACCTACAGTACAAGCCTCTGCCCTACTGCAAGAGTATGACCTCTCGCCAGTAGCAGTCATTACTGGTCAACCTAGTGTTGGTTCATCTGCCATTGTGGAGAACAACAGCCTTGGTCTTGTAGTCATCACGACAGGTCAGCCTGTACTTGGTCAACCTTCCATAATTGAGACCACACCACTTCTTGCTGATGGCATCACAACTAGTCAACCCAGTGTTGAAGCAAGCTCTATCAGTCAGACCCATGACCTGAGCCTTGTCGGTATTACGACTGCGGCACCGTCTGTCCCCTCTATCACAATGGCAGAGGACGAGACACTTAACGCTGCTCCCATTGTGTCTGGTACACCTGTAGTTACCTATCCTGATTTTACGCAAGATCATTCCCTGATCTCCGTTGGGGTCGTCACTGGTCAACCTGTTGTTCAGGAAGAGACGGTTGTTCAGACCCACGACCTTACAGCAGCTAACATCAATACTGCACCACCAACTGTAGGTGTAGCAACCTCAAATCAGACACACGTCCTTTCCCCTAAGGGTATTACAACTAGCCAACCGACAGCCCCATCTATCACAGCCTTTGAGGATGAGACTTTAGTTGGTGACAACATCACGGCAGGTCAACCTGTAGTTGCAACTACAACAATGGTTGAGACGAATATCCTTGTCGGGGTAGGTATCACCACTGGTGTCCCTGTTGTTGGTCAGCTCTCAATCAACTCTTCTAAGAGGCGTGTTGTGTCCGTCACAGCTAACTCAGATAACACAGCTACACTGTCTGAGGCATACAATACGGCAGACTTCAGTAATAACCAAAATAGGGTAGCATAATGGCATTTAGAATTAAACAGAATGACACATCCCCTTCCCTTGAGGCTACACTGTCAGACGTTAATCTTGTCCCGGTGAACATCACTGCTGCTGTAGTAATGCTGCACATGAAAGCTATCGGTGGGGCTGTCGTCTTAACCAGACAGATGACTATCACTGATGCTGAGAATGGTGTAGTTCAATATGATTGGCAGGCAGGGGATACAGCTACAGTAGGTACGTACTACGTAGAGTTTGAAGTTACCTACTCAGATGGTAATGTTGAGACCTTCCCTAACACTGGTAGCTTACCTTTGGTCATCACACGAGAGTTAAACTAATGCCTAGCTGGGCGAGACAGAAGTGGGAAGAAGACATGACTGTCAGTGAAATGACTAAGACAGAATTTGAAGCCTATGGTGAAGTCACCAAAATGGATGACGATCAGCGTATTGTTTATGGATACGCATCTGTGATTTCTAAGAACGGGGAACCTATCGTAGATCGCCAAGGTGACATTATCACCGCTGAAGAGCTTGAGAAAGCCGCTTCTGAGTTCATGTTGGGGATGCGTCACGGCAAGACAATGCACAAAGGTGACCCGACCACGACCATCATCCACTCTTTCCCTATGACCAATGAGACCAAGAAGGCTTATCAGATTGAGTCCCCCCTTGAGGCTTGGTTGATTGCCGTTAAGGTTCATGATGATGAGACTTGGGATGCTGTGAAGAAGGGTGAACTAAAAGACTTTTCTATTGGTGGCAGAGGCCAGAGGCGTGACGTATAAAACTTGCAATAAGTGTCATAAAGAACTTCCTATAGATAATTTTCCTCCTCACGCTTGTAAGAAAGATGGAAGATACGGGTTTTGTAGACCATGCAGAAGGCTAGCGGATAAGGAATCTAGGGCTAAAAGGGCGAAAACAAAACCACCAAAACCTAAGTCTTGCCGCTCTTGCGAAAACGTTAAGCCTGTAGAGGATTTTCCGAAAAACCGAAGCAAGCCTGATGGTCTCCACGATGAATGTAAGGCTTGCAAGAAAGCCAGCGCAAAGAAGTATTACAAAAGCAATAAAGAGTTTGTTTTAAGTAGGAATAAGGCTTGGCGAGATAATAACCCTGATAAAACATTAGAACGCAGCCAACTATATTACCAGAAAAATAAAGTAGATTTCTTCGTAAGGGCTGCTAAAAGACGCTCCACAAAACTCAACGCCACCCTTGACCTAACTTCTGAACAAGAGCAAGAGATTAAGGATTTCTACTGGTTAGCTAAAGACCTCACCGCAGTATCAGGTGAAAAGTACCATGTAGATCATATCGTCCCGCTACAGGGCGACAACGTTTGCGGACTGCACGTTCCTTGGAACCTCCAGATACTACCCGCAGACATCAACTTAAGCAAAGGTAACAGATATGCCGACAAT